TTGGTAGCAGATGCGGTAGGCACATTGAGCTTAATTACAGGGGTTGTAGTGCTGTTTGCTACTCTAGAACTAAGGTCTGTACCTGTCGTACCTAGTGTGAGAGCAGAAACGCTAGTAACTGTACCGCCCGAACTTGGGCTGGTATTGGTGACTGTAAAGTTAGGATAAGTTCCTGTAACACTAATTCCCGTACCACTTGAAATAGCGACTGTTTGGTCGGGAGCAGTATTAGTAATAGTTAGTGTGCCACTACCTGTAATTGGGCTACCTGATACGCTAATGCCTGTACCTGCGGTTGCCGCTACGCTTGTAACTGTTCCTACGCTAATTGAACCGCCAAGACTTGTGCTTGTGCCGTTAATAGTAATGGCTGAATTAGCTAATTGTGCGTTAGTGACTGTGCCTGACAGGTCTGTAGTAGGAATAGTTCCTGAAGCTGTCAATGCACTTGTTCCGCTACCTTTGACATATCCAGTCAAGGTTGTAGCCCCAGTACCACCTTGGTTTACTGCCAAAGTGCCAGTAATAATGGAAGCTGGAACGGCTAAGGGAGTGGTTTGTTTTACATAGATATGGCCAGTTGAACTATTAATAAATGTAGCTACACCGACTTGCACCGTAATACCCGTAGGGGGTATGGTGTTCATAAGCTGACCAGCAGAATAAGGGCTTAGATATAAGACTTGCCCTACTGTAAATGTACTTGTATTTACACCATCAATAGTGCCTTGGCTAGTTACATAACCTATTGCACCGTTAGCAATAGCCCCGTTTGTAAGACCAATAACGGCAGAAGTTGCCGCTACATCTGCTCTAGCCAATGCCACATTAGGATAAGTTTGACCGCTAGAAGTGCTTGTTATATAAACAGGGCTTCCATTAGGAATGGTTGAACCTGTGTTATTGATAACTTTAACAATTAAGTCTTGGCTTACATGAACTGCTATTGAAGAAGAATCATTGTAAAAAGCCAAAGCCTTTTCTGTGCTGTCATACCAAACACGACCTTCTGAATAAGCAGGTGCAGTTGTTGGGGTAAAGTTTTCGTAATTGCTAATGGTAGGGTTAGCTTGTGTTGCCCCTGTTGCTAATACGACATTGCCTGTGCCTGTAGTTGCAGTAGCAGGGAAAGCACCTACATCGGTATAAGTTAATACGACTGCGCCTGTCTGCCCGTTGACCGAGGTTACCGTTTCGGTGTTATCAACCTTCTGCCAAACAGTTCCGTTATATACCGCCCAATCGCCCACAAGCCAATCAGTAATCCCATCAAGGTTAGTATTACCAGCAACGCTGACAACATAGTAATAACCTTTAGTACCAGTAGAGGAAGTAAGAGTGGGGGTGTTAGTGCTTGCATTCCAAGTTCCTTGATAGCTAAGTGCGCCTAGGACTGCGGCAGGAAGTTCAGAAACAGGTACTTTACCGCCAGCATCTAGGGTAGCAACACCGTTAGCCGATCCAGCATTCCTAGTCGATGCCGTGCCTAATCCCGTAATGTCTGTATTGGGAATGGTCGAAGAAGCTGTAAAGGCAGAAGTTCCTGCGCCCTTGACATAGCCTGTCAGGGTTGTTGCACCTGTACCGCCATTGGCTACGCCTAGCGTACCCGTGACATTGGATGCAGGGATAGTCACCCCGCTAATTGTTCCACCCGTAATCGCTACCGCATTGGCATTCTGTTCTGCCATTGTGCCAAGCCCAGTAAGGGTATGGTCAGCATTCCAATCGGATGGCTGTACTAAAGTTGAATCCCCAGCGTCAGGTATTGCTGAAGTCTTACTATGCTTAACTGTTATAGGCATTATTGAACTCCAATAATCTTACCGTCTTGTCCTCTAACCACAGTCTTAGGCTGGCTAAGTTTGTCTAGCAATGTAGCCAACATCTGCGCTAATTGCTGGTTGCTCATCTGCATACTCTCAATTGCGGGTTGTAGTGGGTGGTTTTTCATATCGGAATATCCTAATTGGTCTTGCAAAATGTTAGCCATTTGTACATTGTCAGCGTAAGCCGCCTCGCCCGTGTCTAGTCCTGCCGTGATACGGGTGGTTTCTATCTTAGCCGCATTGTTAAGGTAGGCGAGTAACAGTTCCTTGTTATTGCTGGAATCCATCTTGGTCTGCTCCAAGTCCATCTCCATCTGCATCTGCTCACGGTTGCGCTGATCCTCAAGCTGGAACTTAAGCTGATTCTCTTGGGCTTGGTACTCCTGTTTAGCCTTCTCCAGTTCAATCTGACCCTGAATCTTAGCTTGCTCAATCTGCTGTTGCATCTGCATCTTCTGTGCTTCTGCTTGCATCTTGGCTTGCTCGATCTGCATCTGCATTTCCATCTTCTGCTGTTCAGGGCTAGGTGGCTTGGGTTGTCCTTCTGCCATCTTTGCTTGCTCACGGAACTTGTCAGCGGTTTCGTCAATCATGCCCTCTAAGCCTTTACCAGCCTTAAATGCGGTGACACCAAACTTCAGCATCTCGACTAACATTGGGGTAAGTTCGGGGGTAGCCTGTGCCGCTGGTACTGCTTGCGATAAGAACCCACTCATGGCAGATAAGAACTCTAGACGGTCAGCCTTTTCCTGCTGTTCGTCTTGGAATATCATCGAGTCGCTGGTCACCTCAACACGGAAGTTCTTAGCGGATTCGTTACGCAATAAGGCTAAAGCTTGTGGAATTAATTGCTGATCCTGTGGGCTTAGTTGCATTGCACCACTGATCTTGACGATGGTGTCATCGGTAAAGTGGTTGCAGATAATCTGCGCCTTGATGCTCAAGAGTTCTGTAGCAAAGTCTACAACAGCGTGTTGCATGGTCTTTAATCGACCTGCCGCATTGTTGGACTTGATAATCTGTGCGCCAAGGGTTTCGCTTGGGTCTGTCTGTCCACGCTGAATATCAGCGATACCCATAATCTCGTAGATTTGGTTCTTGACCTGATCCATTGCCTGATACGACATCTGCAAAGCATTGGCGATAGGGGCAATATCCACAAGGTTAATAGCCCCCATCATTCCACCCTTCTCACTGAAGGCGGCATAGTTCTTGACAGGAATCAGGGTATTGTTCTCACCCTCGGAGAACAGACGGGCAAGGCTAGGTTCGGATGCGTCATAGACACCCCGTACTTTTAAGGCGTTAATGAAGCCATCTATACGGTCAGCCAGCGTGTCTAACTGCTTGGCTTGGTCTTGGTATAGAACAAAGTCAGGAATCGGCTCTAGCTTGTCTGTAGTCAGTGTGGCGTACAGTGGTTTAGGGCAAGGCCAAAAGTTCTCAAGCTTTAACGGGTCAGGGCGTGTATCTAGAATCTTACCCATCGACTTCGATAGCCAAAGCACCTCGCCCGATGTCTTATCCCAAATCTCATAGATAACGGCTTCGGATGCGCCTTCACCCATTTTCTCGTTGAAAGTTTTAGAAGTTTCAGGTTTTGTGTCTAGGGGTATCTTGTTACCAAGTTCCTCACCAAAACGCTCGACCAAGGCAGGGCGTTCCATGTAGACCTTACGCCATACAGCGGTTACTTCTTCCCATGTACGGGCAATGGTATGTCCAAAGTCACGCCAGTAAACATAGTCAACAGGCGCACATTCGTACTCGATGCGTTCCTGATCCTCACGGTAGATACCACCTTCTGTTTCGGCTTCGTCTGTATCCTCGGTTACTTGTAGCCCATCTTCGGGCATACCTTCAGCCATACCACCAGCTTCACCAGCAATGTGTGGTTCGTAGCGTACCCACGATGTACCACGCCCACCCAGTAAACGGTCTAAGACCGACTGACTCATAGCAGACTTGTAATCACCATAATGAGTAATCTCATAGTCCAATGCCCGTTCTAGCATCATAGAAGCGACTCGACCTACTGGGTCGTTATCTCTAAACCTACGGCTTACATCGGGTCTTGGTAGACGGGCAAAGATAGCTGGGGTAATGGTCTGTACATTTGACCAAAGGATATTGAATCGTGCGTTGGGGTTATTCCTAGTACGGCTGTCATCACGATACCGCTTGATGATGCGGTCAGTACGGGATTCCCATTCCTTGTACGCTCTTTCGTACCCTGCTATGGTGTTATACCAAGTTTCGTAGGTGTGATCCATGTTTATATCCTGCGGTATGTTTGTTTAGGTGTTTGCTTCCATAATTCGTCTAGGGTTACTTCGTTTTCCCCGACAGATACGCCTTTAACCCTTGTATCTTTGAGGATAGGGCTGTCTTCATCTTTCCAAACAATGCTGAGATAGCGCATCGCATCGCTAGAGTGTGATGTCCAATCGTGTTTCGGGCGATCTCTAAATACTTTTTTATCATCATCCCACTCCCTTTGGTATTGGCGCAAACATTCAATTAGTTCGTCACACTTATTATCGAACCAAGCACGGGTTAATGCAAGTCTTGTAGCTTGTATTCCATCCTGAAGTGATAGGTTTGGAACAATTTTTAGCTTATTTATGTCAATTTTTGTCGCAATTTGTTCGATTATGCTCTTGCCACCACTTGCCAAGGTTTTAGCCCTAGCGTCATGGGGCAGGTAGTGATAGCCGTACTTGTACCCGAACTCATCCTCTTTCTGCGCTAGTAATCCAAGGTAGTACGGAATGGCTTGACCGTTAGACATATGGTGGTCTAGCACCCGTATCTCACCGTATACCACTTGAAACCAAATCACAGCCGTGGAATCATTAAAGCCCAAGTCCCAAACGGTATGGCATGGGAACATTGGGTCGTAATCCACCGTAGTAATGCGCTCAAGGTCTGTAATCCTACGCATCTCCTGCCCGTAGAATGCGCCAAGTATTGCGGCTTCAAAGCTACAAAGGAACTCCTGCTCGTACTGGTTAGCTGACATAGACTGCTGTGCGTCTAAGAGTTCAGCTTCAGGCAATAGTCCTGATTGGTCTGCTCTTAGGGTCTTGACATACCAGTTCGGGTTCTTTTGGGCTTCGTTATAGATGTCATAGAAGGCGTTATGCCCCTTGGGTGTACCGATGAAGGTAGCCCAGCCTTGGCGGTCTGTAAGTAATGGGCGAACAATCTCACCCCATAGCCTTGGCTTCATGTCTGCGTATTCGTCTAAGACTACGCCATCAAGGTATAGACCCCGTAAGGCATCGGGATTGTCTGCGCCAAATAGTCTGATCTTAGCCCCATTGACTAACTCTATCCATAACTCAGATTGATTAGCCTTGACTATGGCTGGTTCTGCATATTTTAAAAGGTAGTCCCAAGCAATTGCCTTGGACTGGGAGTGGTACGGGCTAATGTATGCATATCGGGCGTTCTCTTTCTTCTCCATGACTGCCCTACGAATCGTGTCCGCAATGGTCGCTACGGTCTTTCCTGCTCGTCTATGGCATACCAATACAGCCCAGCGTTGGTCACGCTTGTGAAAGTCTATGAACGCATCCCGTGCCTTGTAAGGATACTCATATTTGATTACTACTTCTTTCAATCTAGGAACTTGTGTTCGTGAACTACCTTAACGGGCTGGTCTGCATCACCTGTGTGTTCTGTCCTAGCCAGCTTGGGTACATGATACTCAGCTACCTGCATAAAGCAATCAAATGCGACTTTAGGCCCTAGCTTCTCATTCATAGCGATCTCATCAAGCCATTCTTGAAGCTTGTGACTGTTACCATCCACGAACCGTGCAATCGCCTCTCTAGCGAGGGCTGTTGACTTATTAGGCACACCTGCAACACGCCCGCCTGTCTTTTTTCTAGTCTTTTCTACAGTAGTACTCATACCTTATCCAAGTGGTTGTTAAGATAGATTAATCTTTGGTACAATTATATTACAAAACAAGGAGATTGCAATGACACCCACTGTTAATGTTGATGTGCCTATGTCTAAGCCAATGCTTGATGCTCTTACCTTACATGAAACCTTTTGTGTTGCGTCAGGGATTGATACCGTTACGCATGAATCTGTGTGTTATTTTCTATCTGAACGCTTTGGCGAACAGGTAGCGAATCAATTTAAACCTGAATACTTGTATTAGTACCCTAGCTGTCTTAATAGGTTTGCGGTTAGGATTCCTGCATAGGGTTTCATCTGTAATGCCCGTAAGTCTGTCTGCGCTGGGGCGGTTGGGTTAACAATGCCACGCTCTTTCACTACATTGGGCAGAAGTTCAAATATATTGTGTTCCCGTTCTAGCGTTCCGAGTCCTTGACCTGCTACTCCCCGTGGGTAAGATGGATGTCCTGATTTCATAATCATAGGCTGACCCGCAAAGATTTCACCCACATTCTGTATACCACCTTCTACCGCATTGATTTGGCGTGGGTCGGTTACCGATAGTCGTGCTTGACCAATGTTTAGGCTACCTAAATCCCTGAAGTCACGATCCATGATCTGCATAATAGAATCTCTTACGACCTTAGGTGCGGCTCTGTATTGAGCAATACTTTCAGCGTTATCTACGCCCTTCCAGTTTGGAATAAGGTCTTTGATTGCGGTATTTAGTTGCTTCTTATCACCCCTGCTCATAGCGGCTTCTGCGTAACCCAGCATACTTTCGCCAGTCATATGGGCAAAGTCACCGCTAGTCGGGGCCATGCGCCACGGAATATACAAAGGATTCTGACCAGTAACTTCTTTAAGCATCTCGGCATTTTTGGTAATTGGAGATACTGCTTGCTGTGCGGATGCCCATACCTGATTGGGTGCATTAAACATATAGTCCTGCCCACCATAAAGGTGTACGGGTCTTTTAAACATTACATCGTTAACGCCAAGCAAGTCACCACCAGCGGCAGTGCGGTCAGACATACTGGTTATGAATGGTCTGCCCTCAAAGTCTGCCAGCGATACCCTTGGGATTTCGGTCTTATTTATCTGTTCGACCACAGGCACGGTAGTTGCAATCTTTTGCTTTTCTAAGACTCTAGGGTCAAAGCGTGGATCAAAGTCACCAATTGGCTTATTGCGGATAGCTTCAGCTAGGGCTTTGTTTTGCGGTGCAATATATTGAATGCCACCTATCTTGGCAAGATAATCTTCTGCCATGCTTGCGGCCTTAGGTGCTAATGCTCTAGCGGTAGGGGCGGCAAGTGGTGCGCCCATTGATGCTACAGCTATTGGCAATGCCAACGGTTCACCCTGTTTAAATCCTTTTTCACTACCGTATTTACGGTCACCGACCATTGCACCTTCAGCAAACCCTGTTTCATTAGGTAGTCGGTTAACGCCAAACATTTGGGTAAATGCTTGGGGGTTGTACATAAAACGCTGTGCTTCGGTGGGTAGGTTTACCACCCTATCACTTAAGGAGCGTAATGCACTAGCTAAGTCCATTACAAAACTTCTTTATCCATGTCTTTCAGTTTGTTGGCAAGCATAGCCCTGCGCTCTAGACGCAATCGTTGCTGTTTCTCTAGCGTGGATTCTTTATGGGGTTGTAGTAAGCTGTTTTTGGGCTTAACCTTTTCTTTTTTAAACATCACATATCCTTCATCTTAGAAGCAATCATCTCTCTGCGTGTAGGTTTAGCAGTCTTAGCAGATTCTTTAAAGTCTTTAGCGGATGGTGCGCCTTCGCTACCTACCTTACGCATCTTTTCGCCTGATCCAGCCTTGATGCGCTCACGCTTGGCGTGGATATTTGCATATAGTCCTTGTTTAGCCACAGTTCCATCTCCTCATGCTTGCTTTTGCTCGTTCAGCGTTCTTGCTCTTAGCGACTACACCACCCATACGGGCGCAAAATGATGCCTTCCTGCCCTTGTCTGCTTCAGTCTTGGGGTTTGGTGCTGGGGCTTTTAAGTTAGCGTTGTTCTTACGGTTATACGCTTTACGACCCTTGGCGGTCATCCCTGCGCCCTGCTCTGTAGGCAGGTAATTCTTATCCTTGCCCGTTGTTGTCTTAGGAATGGGTTTATCGTGCTTTTCTACTGCCGCACGAATGTCATCCCTACGACTCATGCCTTTTCCTCAATGTACTTTGCGTAGGCATCCTCTAGCTTTGCCTTACGGCTACCTTTGGCGTTCTCACGCTCAACGCTTAATGCAATAGCTACGGCTTGCTTTTTTGGCTTGCCAGCTTTCATTTCGGTCTTTATGTTTTTACCGACTGCTTCTGCGCTACCTGATTTATCGAGTGGCATAAATATCCTTTTATTTCAAAAACTTAAGTTTGTAAGCGGTGGTGTTAATGAGGTCTGCGATCTCATCAATAATGTTCTGTAATTCGCTGTCTTGGGGTAAGTCTTGGCGGGCATCTTTTACAAAGTTCTGCAAGGATTCCATGTAGCGTACTGGGTCTTTAGGCTGGTGGTACATGCTTGGGAAGCTGGTGAACTTACCGTACTTACCCATGTAAGACTCGGCAAAGGTATCTGTTAGTTCTACAATGCCATCGTAGTATTCAGCGAGTGCGCTGTGCTTAGAAAAACTGTCGGTAGACCAATGGAAGAAATGCGTGTTAGTCGCAGAATGTAACAATGTAGCTACAAATAAGGCACAATTTTCCATAAGGACTCCTTGTTTTTATCAATTATAGTCGTGTTTTGGGATTAATCCAATCACTCTTAATGCAGATTCAGGACTATCTACTCGACTAAGTGGCCCACCTTTCCAGTTGGCTATAAACTTTAATTGGTCAGGGGTATAGCGACTTTTAGCATTTGCCTTTACTTCCATTAGTATTGTTTCACCACCATAAGTTACCATTAGGTCGGGCAGACCTTTTCCAACCATTGATAAAATATAAACATCTGCCCCCGCTTTTCTGAGGGTTTCTACTATTTCAGTTTGGTTAGCGTCAGTTCTTTTAGCGTATGCCATTGTTTTTTAACAGTACTCGGTTAATATATGCTAACTTTATCATTATAAGGTATGTCATGGAACGAAAAGCGTGTAGTGACGAAGAATTTATTGATATTTGGAGAGAACACCGATCTCCTGAAAAGGTTAGCCAAATTATCGGTGTTAGTACTCGCAATGTTTTAAAAAGGCGAAGAAGGCTAGAAAAACAATATGACATTGTTTTAGATGCATTGACTCCAAATGGAATGCCTAAAGTTTACATTCCCGATGAGCAGATGCAAGCCAATGTTACGATTGATAATGGCGTTATCTTAGTTGGCTCGGATTGTCATTACAACCCACAATATATTACAACAGCCCATCGAGGCTTTGTCCAATTTGTAAAATATCTAAAACCAAAGATTGTTATTCTCAATGGAGATATAGCCGACTTTGCAAGCCTTTCACAACATAATCGCATTGGTTGGCAAAAAGGCCCAACAGTCAAAGAAGAACTAGACGAGATTCAAGCAAGGCTTGGAGATATTGAGGCTGTGCGCCCAGCTGGTTGCAAATTGATGATTTCGATCGGGAATCATGATTTAAGATTTTCGGGCAAATTGTCTAATGTATTGCCAATGTACGAGAACATTAAGGGTTTTGACATTGCTGACCACACACCGCATTGGAAGTGGTACTGGTCAATCATGGTCAATCAGACTTGTATGATTAAGCACCGCTGGCATAACGGGGTTCATGCAGTCTATAACAATACAATCAAATCAGGCACTAGTTTTGTTACAGGGCATCTACATTCCCTTAAAGTAACTCCTTGGACTGACTACACAGGCACTAGGTACGGGGTAGATACTGGCACTATGGCTTGTATTAAGGATAGCCAATTTAGCTATACCGAAAACAATCCAGTCAATTGGCGGGCTGGATACGCAGTCTTGACTTTTATTAATGGCAAAATGATGCCGCCCGAACTTGCAGAAGTTATTAACGAAGACGAAGGTTTAATTTATTTTCGTGGTCAATTAATGAAAGTATGAATATCACTCCTGCAATGCTTCGTAATTTGTATGCAACTATTTATTGTTGCCATCCATTTACAAAATGGAATATGCCATTGCCTGAAGAAATCAAGTTTGAGGTAATTGAAGACCCATCGGCATACGCATACTATACCTATGATGAGGGTGAAGAATACGCCCACAAAATACAAATATCTAGGGCTTTGTGTGGTCATTTCATGACGGTCTTAAGAAGTCTTTGTCATGAAGCGGTTCATATGTCTAGATGGGCGCACTCAAGAGAGCGTTGGAATCACCATGATCGTGTTTTCAAAATGCGCTGTAAAGCCGTAGCAGACGAATTTGGTCTAGACCCATTAGAGTTGTAGCCTAGCATTGACTATACCTAGTAAGGTATCGAACTCAATTTGGTGGTATCTTTCAAAAGCTTTTGCTCCGAGTCCATGCACACCTGTAGCACCTCTGTGATGCTCGGTACATAAGGGGAGTATTGGTGCTTCTGACCGCTTTCCACCAAAGCGTCTGACATGGTGAAGCTCTGCGGGGGTGTCATTGAAGCCCATGTGGTAGCATAAGACGCAACCAAGTCTTGCAATATCGTCATGGCGTTTTTTATCTTTTTTGTTCATTGAATATTTGCATCTTTTTGCAATATATCTTCTAGTTCTTGGGCTAAATCTACCACATCACAGCTTAATAAATAGGCTTCTGTATGGTCATTTTTAAGTTTAAGTTCATGCACCCGTTTAACAGTACGGGTTATGTCTAAGAATACTTCTGCAAATCCTCTCATCGGGTCAACCTTTCTAAGTTTCTGTCATTAGCTTGTTGGGTACGCCATGCTTCAAAACGCATCTTAGCGGCTTCTAATTGCCATCTTAAGGCTTCTTTTTGTTCTACCGCTACCCCTATGGCTTTGCATAAATCTTGGTATTCAGGACTGCGGTAGGCTTCCCGTTCCTGCGCCCCTAAGGATTGTTCTTCTGTTTGCGACATCTTGATGGCTTTAAGACTATGCCTAAAGTTTTCAAGTTGGGCTAATTCACCGCTTGCTTTAGCGTATTGCGGTGCTGTTTTAAATATAAAGTCTATTGCTTCGTGTGGGTCAT